CTACAGGAGGGGCTACGTTTGTTTGCGGGTAGAAAGGCGTGGTCGTGCCTGGACGATTAGCATAGGTCATTCCAGGTAAAGCTTGATAAGCTAAAGAGGCTGCAAATGGACTCGCTGCTCCACCTAAAAAAGTGGGACTTGCCTGCAGTTGAGGCATTGCAGACTGAAGAGGGCTAGGCGCAAAACGTTGAAAGCCACCAGACGTTTTAAAATCTTGAAGCGCTTCAGATGTGAGCTTTCCAAGCTCTCTCTGACGAGCAACTATCTCTTTTTCAGATTTTTTCATTCCCATATTAGTTACCGCCTTCTAGCATCTCCAACGTCTTCTTGCTTGTCTTAGCCTAGAGTTAGGATCTTTTGCCGCTTTAGGAAACTTTTTCATTTGCCCTGCAGATCTTGCGCAAAAAGACTTTCTGCGCGCTGCACGCTTACCCGTGGGCTTTTTCTCTGTCACAGCAGTCTGGAGTTTACTACCAGGATTCGCCTTGCGATACGCTTTTACGCCAGCTTCTGTCATGCCAGCGCCTTTACTTGTGGGGCGAAAGTTCTTTTTATTGCGCTTCGGCATCTTATCGCGGCGTCGTTTCTTAACTTCACCACCGCCATTGAACTCTTCTGCGTATCGCCTAAACATCAGGAGTACCTAGTCCTCTTCCGTCGATCAGACATGACAGCGCCACAGCCACGATGATTGCGGCGAACTTCACCACCGTTTGCTTTTTTTATAATTGTCTTAACATTTGTTGGCTTGCCGCCTACACCCTGCGGTTTGGCACGCTTTCGACGTACTGCGCTACGTCGCTCGCTCTCAGTCATTTGTTTTGCTTTTGCTCTAGGCACACATTTAGGGTACTTGCGCTTTGAGCCTTTTACTTTGGCCCGGCCACAGGCTTGGAACTTACCATCTTTCTTTGGTGCCCCAATATCCACCCAATCGCCCTTTGGGCCTTTGCCAAACCACTCTTTTAGACTCATCGTTCTTTCAACAACTTCTTATATTTGTGTACTCTGTTTCGCGCCCTTCTTTCTAAATCTTTGTCTTTTTCTCTGAGAGCTTTGCCTACATCGCGCCTAGCCTTCATAAGATTTTTAATAAGACTGTCTTTCTTTGGCCCCTCTGGCAGAGGAGAGGTCTTATACTTCTTGCCACCTACAACAATAAAACGATTGTTTCTCATTTCTTCTTCTGAGAGTCAATAAATTGGCGATATACCTTTGCTGCGCCAGGCTTCTTAGCGACTCTGGCTCTTTGTTCCATTGCAACCGCTGCTTGTATTTTGTGAGCGTGAGTACGACCAGATCTTCTTATCTTGGCAACACTTGCCTTTGCATCAGCTATGGTCGCAAATTTTAGACCAGTGATAGTGCCCCTTGGATTCTCATCAGTGTAAAGGTCGCTATGCTTTTTGCTTTTAGCAGGCTGACCTTTCTTCCTTGGTATCCTGGGGTTGCTTCTCATCGATCTATCAATCTAGCCCTTCTTGCTATAAAACCCCCACCTCTTACATTCCTAATCTTCTTCGCGGCAGAGGATGTACCACTGCTTTTAGGCTTTGGGCCTTTGAAGTCTTTGCGCTTTACGCCAGATGGATCTTTGATCTTGCCTGCACAAATCTTACTTGCGTAAGCATTCGCATACGCTGAGGGGTATACCTTGAATTTGCGCTTGGCCGCGGCCTTTCCTCTTGGGCACAGTTTTGTCATGAACCTACACTCACTACTATTGCTCCTGCGTTTATCACCTGAACAGAACCAACCTGACCTTGCGCTTCAAGAGGGTCAGTTGTGTACGGTAACTCCTGAGACAAACTAATCCAGTTGTTACCATCAAAGACCTGTAAGGTGTTGATAGTTGTATTCCAGATTAAATCACCTGTATTGAATTTCAAAGTGTCTCTTTTCTCTCGCGTGAACTGCGGCGTGGCGTCTGGATCAAACGCATCTAAGCTAAGTTCAAGCAAGCGCACTGTTCTGTTGAACGTAGTGCCATCAACAGCAGCACCATTGTTGATGAGCGGCAATCTGCTTTTTAATAACTTGCTCATCGTCTACCGTTAGGCTGTATATCTAAACGAGTTCCGCCCACTCTAAAACCAACGCCAAGTTGAGAGTCGGTAACTGCATCGTCATCAGATTCAAAGCGCACAACTGCTTGCCGACCACGCGCCCTAGTATCAACTTTGGTAGTTGAGCTTGTGATTGCAGTGGTTTGGTCAGTGGTTAAATCACTGCCGGGGAAGTTACGAGCTTTTACAACTACGTTGATGGTTTGATTTTCACCTGAACCCGTGAACTTGATGTCAGGTATGCAACGACGTATGAACTGAAACTCCTCACCATCGCCTATATCAAAGTCAGCAGATTCGATGAATACGTTAGTCATGGGACTACCATCATCGTCATGTCCTGTTTCATGTTGAAACAAAAAATGAGATGAGTTGGATTTACCTGCTGCTCTTGGAAAAGCAACAATGCCTTCATCAAGCCATGCGGTTCTAGACAGTTGGCCAATGTTCCATGTTCGCTCTTCGTAGTTGTATGCAACAAACCTATCAATGACCACTGAGTCTGCAGAACAATAAAACCAACCTACTTCATTAAACTGCTTGTTAACAAAGGCAAACACTTGAAACGCTTGGCCCTCGTTGAAGTCATCAAAAACATATGATTTTACTGAACAAGGAACAGGTGTGACGTTGCCTCCATATGAATAAAAGCCTTTCTTGTCCATCCAAAAAACGCCAGCAGGCGTGTTCACGGCACCATTAGGGCCAATCAAGCTGACGCCTTCGTTGATTAAATTAAGACCAAAAGTTAAAGGTGGGCCAATAAACTGTAGGCTGTACAGCGCAACGTCTGTCCATATCAAAGTTTCTTGCCTAGCTCGCAATCCACCTATGATCTCGCTACCTGCAGAACATCTCAGTGATCCAGCAGTGTTGGTAGCTTTAGGTTCAAATTCGGTGGCATTTTCTTGATCAGAGAAAGCAATCAACAAAGGGTCAATTGAACCAGTTCTTGCTGTGCCTGCTGCATTTATAGGATCAGCACCAAGCACAAGAACATGTCTATCAATGTCTGAGACTATGACTTGCAATGCTCTCGTAGGGACTAAGTTCGCACCACTAATACTTGATAAAGCCACAGCCCTGGTGCTAAGGCCATTTGTTTTATCCCAGTAGTAGACACTCCCTGCGCGAGGATTTGATATTAGATCTTCGCCAAAGTTATCCATTGACCACAAACGCAGTTGATTTGCATCAGTCAAAGCAGATGTTGACCCCCAGGCACCAGAACTCCAAGCACCCACACCCCAACCTGTGCCATCAACAAAGACATCTAATCCAGTGGTTATCTGATAGGTTCCTACGGTAGAACTACCTCCATTACCGCTATCACTAGAGTTTGCTGTCACTGTTGCGCCAGATGTATCTTTGACAGTTATAGTGAATGTGCTTGTTGATGGGACAGTCGCTATCTGATATTCCTGATTCAACACTGCAGCAGTAATATTTCCGCCCAAAGAAGCTGCATCTGAAAACGTAACAAAGTCTCCTTCATTAGCTCCATGAGCAGTGTCTGTCACAGTTATTGTGCTTGAACCATTGGTTGCGGCGAATGTCACATCACCTGCGCCTGTTGTGCTTCGTATAGGCGTTATATCGTTGTAGCTTGTGCCTTCCTGTATATAGAGTTTGAACCTTGTGCCAAGGCCAAGAAGCTTTGTGCCATCAAGGTCAACCCACCCATGCAGCTTTCTGCCTGTGCCTTCATAAGAAGCTTGTATATATTTCTGCCAGCCGCCTATCTTCTCAGGCAACCCTTTGCGAAAACGCACTAAGTTGCCATCAAACCACCCACCCTCTGCGGTGTAATCTGTACCCTCTTTGTTGATGCCAGGGTTGAAGATAAACTTTTGCAATGGCATTACGGATGCGCTCCCGTGCGAATAATCTCAGTCACTTCAACAGCTCGGTTACCAACTTGAGTAGCCCATCGACTGTCCATGAACTCATCTGCTGCAATATCAAACTGCTCACGAGACATGGCCTCTAATGCTTTGACAAAACCACGGAGCCGGGTTAGCCCAAGGTTGAAGCAAATATCAATCATCGCATCTTGTCGGGCTTCATTTAGTGCGCGAAACCAAAAGTAATTATCTTCTAGTTCTTCTCGTACACGCTTGATGTCGTTAGCCAAAAGATATTCGACTTCTTCTTCAGATAACCCAAGACCGCCGTTTTCGTCTATGTTGCGCCCGACGCCCACGGTAATCATGTTTTCTGAACACTTGTATGCATGGCTACGCACACCTTCGTGACGTTTCAACATGCCTATCAATTCGATACCCATTACTTCTCCCGACTTACGCCTTTAACCTTCTCCACAGTCCTCATAGCTCCAATTCCAAGCATTCCCATCATGACGGGGACGAGCAGCGTGGTATCTATTTCAGGCACTTCAACCCAGATGCCCAGTATATTAGAAAGGATAGTGTTGTAAAAAAGGCCAAGCGCACACACCCATCCAATACAAGGACGCCACCCAGCCACAAACAAAGACTTGGAAGCAG